TGTGAAGTATCGCCTGCGTGATTATTACATAGAGCGTGGATGGTGGGAACAAGTCATGAAACCGTTTCTCACTCAGGAAATGAAAAAACGCAACGTGTTCTTTAACGTTGTCCCGCTTGAACATGCAAAGCAAGGAAGCAAACTTGAACGGATTAAACTATTGCAACCTCATTTCAAAGCGCATTCCATCTATTTCCCAGATGAGGCGACGTGGTTGCCTGAGTTTAAAGCGGAGCTTGCTGGCGTAACGAAGGACGCCATCAAGAGCGAATACATTGACATAGTGGATGCGTTGGCCATGACAGAACAAGTGGCGCGTCCGCCAGTAAATAAACGTGTCGGATATGCAGAAGCTATCAGGCGCGAAAGGATGGATCAAAGTCAAAATCAAAGCCTTTTTTCGATTGCGAGGTTTTAAGGATGAACATTGTAATTGGTGCGGCCGTTTCAATGGAAGTCATTGAAGGCTGGATTAAACAAGTCAACGAGGAATTTGGGTTGACTGACAAAAATCAGGCGTGCCTTCAACACTTTGTGGCGTTGAAGAACTACTACATTTTCATTGTTGAAAGTGATTTTTACGCTGTATTGGAGCCGTCTGTTGATATTTGGGGCACTCGTGAAATGCATGTTGTGTCTTATTATATCAAGCCTGATAAGAGAAATATCAGGTTGTTTTTAAAGATTCAACACAAATTCGAAGAAATATCGAAGGCGTGGGATTGTAAATTTCTATATCAAGGAAGCCATCTTGGCGACAGGCTTTATTCATACCTTGAAAGAAATGGTTATAAAGTCGCCACTATGCGAAAGGAAATAAAATAATGGGAAGTAAAAGTGGAAATGTGTTAGGTGCTATCGGCGCTGTTGCCGGTGCTGTTGTCGGAACTATTGTTGCCCCCGGTGCTGGGACTGCTGCCGGAATTGGTTTAGGCACTGCAATAGGTGGTGGAACTGGTGCGGCGGCTGGTTATGCTGTCGGGCATCAACAGGACAAAGCGTTGAAAAGTGCTGAAAAGGCAGCTAATCAACAGGTTGCACAAACCGAAGCGCTTATCAAAGAACAAGAAAACGCGGCCGCGCAAGAAAAAGAAAAGGCAAATGCTGTCCGCAGAAATGCATTCGCGAATAAATCACAAACGACTTATTCGTCAGCTCTTGGCGAATACTCGTCTGATGTTTCCGCAAATGTCAGAAAAAAGACATTGTTAGGGGGATAATATGGGATTCGGTAGAAGTTTAAAAAGACTTGTCCACAAAACAACTGGTTTAGGTGGTGGTGGCGGAAGTAGTGCAGCAGCTCAGGCTGCCGCTGCTCAGGCATTGCAACAACAAAATATAGCAGCTGGAAACGGCCGTTTGGTAAATGGTCAATATGTTGCGTATTCTGCCGCTGATAAAGCGCATGTGCAAGCAGCAGAAGCAAACAAAAACGCCGAATATCAAGACATAAGCATGGGCTCTCAGTTAGGCCGTTATTATGGGGAAGATTCATTATTGGGTCGGAACGCGAAACGAATGGCTGAGGCAGAAGAAAGACGTAGAACTTTACTTGGTGGATTTACGCCATTGGGGGTCTAAATGGAAGAACTGACCGAACAGGAACGTCTTGCGAATGAAGAACACGAAAGGCTTGCAGAAGAAAATAAAGACAAGCCATACATTGATCTTTGGAAACAAACCCGTGTCGCAAAAGAGGAACAAGAACGGAAAGTGTCCCGTAAAAAATTAAATGGAGCATAAAAATATGGATAAGATGGATTTATCAGCCGAAAAGATTATCAAAAATCAGATGGGACTAAAAAGCTCTCGGTCTGATTTTGATTCACTTTATCAGATTTTGCATAACTATTTCTTCGTTGAAAGCTCAAATATCACTGACGAAAGGAACAAAGGGGCTCAACTTCATTCTTTGTTGGACTCTACGTCGCTTGATTGTGCGGATGTTTTGGCCGCTGGATTGTGTGCATATTTGACACCAGAAAGCTCGAAGTGGTTATTTTTGGAGCATTCAGATCGTGCTTTGCGTGATAATGACGAAGTAAAGAAGTGGATGAACGATGTAAGCGATGAAGTGTTATTGACGCTTGCCAGATCCAACTTCTACAACGAAATGCCTATTTTCTATAAAGAGTCTTGTGTATATGGAACTGCCTCGCTCTTTACAGAAAGGGACGAAGACGATGGCGTTCGCTTCTACACAATCCCCATCAAGAAGTTATACCTGACAGAAGATGCTCGCGAACGTCCAAACGAATTTTATATTTCTTTTGAATATACCGCAGAACAAGCACTGTCCCGCTTTGGATCAAAGTGCTCACAAAAGATTAAAGATTGCTACGCTTCCGGCAGAAATGAAGACAAAAAATTCAAATTCATTTGCTATTTTGGTAAGCGTATGGAACGCGATCCCGATAAGATGGACAATAAAAATATGCCCATTCGTATGGTGTGGGTCGATGAAGAAACAAAAGAGATCATGGCCGAAAGTGGATTTTGGTCAATGCCGTGTGTGGCGCACCGTTTCTATAAACGGCCTCATATTGTATATGGTTATTCGCCGGCGATGAAAGCCTTGCCATACGTTCGTATGGTCAACACAATGAATGATACCATGCTACGGGCGGCCATGAAACAAGCAGACCCAGCTATTGCATTACCTGATAATGCCTTTTTGGGAACACCAAACTTTAACCCACGCGCTATCAATTATTATGAACGTGGTAGTTTAAGTCCAAAAGATGAGATCTTTCCGATCGGTAATTTTGGAAATCCTCAGGTTGGAATAGAACATTTGCGTTATTATCAAGAACAAATCCGCTCATTGATGTTTTATGATACATTCTTGGCATTTAATGAGCTGACAAAACAGATGACAGTGCCCGAAGTTATGGAACGTATCAGCGAAAAGATGACCGTTCTTGGCCCAGCAGTTGGCCGCTTTATGAATGATGTGTTGGGGCCGTTGGTTGAAAAGGTGGTTGTTTCCCTCTATGAAAGCGGACGCTTACCTCGTATGCCTGACGTCATGATGCAAAACCCGAACTTTGAAGTTAAATTTGTTGGTCGGTTAGTGCAATCACAACGTCAATCAGAAGTCAACAACATTGTCAACGCTTTGTCCATTGCTGGACAGATTGCACAATTTAAGCCCGAAGTTTTGGATAAGGTCAACGGCGACAAGGCTGTTGAAGAAGTCTTTGGTATCACTGGCGTGTCAACTGATCTATTGAACTCTGACGAAGAAGTCCGTGCATTACGTCAAGCACGCGCTGAGGCACAAGCTCAAAATGAACAGATGATGGCAGCTCAGACGATGGCACAAACTTATAAGGATGCAGCACAAGGGGATAAGAATGCAAGAGAAAGTGAATCTATCAAGTGAGGCGTGTATTGCCGATCTTAAAACAGTCTTTAAGGATGTGGCGGAAAAATACCCGCTATTTATAGACTTTTTGGAACATTTTTGCGGGTATAATTCGGCGGTTTTATCGTCAGACCCATATCAAATTTCATATTCCGGCGGCAAACGGGATGTGATTTTAACCATAAAGACAATTATGCGCGATGACCTGTTGCCGAAGCAAATCGCCGAACATTATGAAAGGATGTTAAAATTATGACCGAACAAATGACAACTGTCGCGCCCGAAGCAGCAGCAACGGGGAACGCTCAGCCAACTGTTGGGGAAACCGTAGGAACGACAAGCAACTTTGATTTTACAAGTGCTTTGTCTGCCGAATTTAAGGACAACCCGTCAATAGCAAAATTTGGTGGGGATGTGAATAAATTATCTAAGAGTTATCTTGAACTTCAATCTTTGATGGGACAAAGCAAGGTCGCTATCCCCAAAGATGAAAATGACGGGGTGGCATGGGGCTTGTATGATAAAGCCTTCAACATTCCCGAAAAAGCAGAAGGATATGATTTGAAAGCACCTGAGGGTGTGAGCCTTGATGAGTTTAAGGCCTTGATGAAAGCAAATCATATTCCGCAGGGCGTGGCTCAAAAGTTGCTCGAAGCTCATTTGGGCGAATTTGACCGCTACGAAGAGGCAAAGGCTCAACAGGCCAAAGCCGAACAAGCACAAGCTGAAAAAGATTTAAAGCAAGAATGGGGATTGGCCTACAACGAAAAAATGCAACAGGCT